GCGGTAATGCCACAGTAGAAGCATGTGACAATGCCTATTGTACTTCACACTGTATTATAGAATGCAAATTATCTAACAATGCTATTTATAGAGTAAAAAGCACAAATACTGTGTATTATTCATCTGACAACATAAATTTTATTAAACAATAATTATGGCAAAAGTGTATAACACAACAGACCTCAGACCTGACCAGGCCTTTGAGCGTCACGTATTCCACAGAGACCAATTTGCGCATTATCTGCGATGGGCTCATATCTTGAAAGAAGCCAAGGTTGGCGAGTCCATTGTTGATTTTGGCTGTGGAGTTGCTAACTTGCTTGAGGTATTATACCGAAACAAGTTTAAGCAGAAAGAATATATCGGTATCGATATTCGCAAAAAAGCAATTCAACAAGCTGCTGAAAAGTATGCAGATGTACCTTGGGCTCATTTTTATGTAGCAGACCTTGTTAAAAATTATATGGATTTTAGCCAATTTAATGCTGATAAGGTTTGTGCATTTGAAGTACTTGAGCATGTTGGCAAACAGAATGCAGATGCATTTTTGGAGAACTTTAAGGCTTGTGGCAATAATGACGCTACTTATTACCTTTCAACTCCAAACTATGACCCATCTGTAGGAGCAGCTGGTAATCATATTTATGACTCAGGCGATGGCCGCGGAGTTGATGTGCAAGAGTTTGACCATTGGGAGCTTGAAGGCATATTGTTGAAACATTTTGATATAGTAAATAAGTTCGGCACATTTGCTTCGGCTAAAGACTATAAGCCACTGATGAATGATTGGCAGCAGAAAATGTTTGATGCTCTTAAAGAGTATTATGACCCAAACCTCATTGCCAATATCATGGCTCCTATGTTCCCGGATGCTTCACGTAATACTCTTTGGGTATTAAAGCGTAAGCCTGGAGATGTAAAAGTTGCTCCTAAAGCCACTGAGCAACCAAGTTTATTCGATGACGATTTAATGTAACATATATGTTGAACTTAATTGCTAATTTGACATCATTATGAAAAGTTTAATTTCAGTAACTCCAAGAGAGTTTAAGCGCAACTTCAATGAAGTAATGGAAATGTGCACAGATATGTGCAGGGCAACCAATCAGGAGATTATTATCACTGTTCCGAGCAGAAAGTCAAATACTCATGCAGAAATAGCTAAGCTCGTTCCTGTAGAAAATGGCAGAGGTATTAAGTATGAGTACAACGAAGAACTTATGGATAAGCATGGCATTAACGCTTCTAATCCTAAGCTTTCAAAAATTGGAGCTATCATGGCTGACGCTTTTGAAAAAGAAGGAGTTTACAGCCTTATAAGTCCAGAAGTTGAACATAGACTTGCTAGAGCCGTAGAAACAGCAGCTAAGGAACTTGTTAAAATAGTGTAGTTATGAAGTTTGCAAAAATAAGAAATGTAAAGTCTCCTGTTCGTGGGACTGGTAAAGCAGCAGGAATTGATTTTTTCGTTCCTAACTTTGGAAATAACAAAGGTTTTATCGTAAATCCAGGAACTGATGTTTTAATACCATCAGGTATTAAGATGGAAATTCCAGAAGGATATATGCTTATGGCAGCTGATAAATCAGGAGTTGTAACTTCTAAATGGGCTTGCCTTGGAGCTGGTAGAACACCGAAAGCAGAAGCATTTGAAAGCATCGTTATCCTCGGAGCCAAGATTGTAGATGAAGATTACCAAGGTGAAATTCATATACATGTTGTTAATGTCGGCAAAGCCAAGGTCCACATTAAGCCAGGTATGAAAATAGCACAATTTATTCTTGTGCCTGTATCGTATGAAGGCCTTGAAGAAGTTTCTGAGTCAGAGCTTTTCAGCCGTTCATCCGAGCGTGGTGATGGAGCACTCGGGTCTACTGGGTCATACTAAGGATTGATTTTCACATTATTCTCGCGCGCAATATCGCGCTTTAAGTACATGAATGATTGAATAATAATGGAATGATAGGCGTGCTCTAGAGCGCGCGAGAATATATAAACTTTAAGCACATGAAACAGCTCAAGAAGAAAACAGTTGAAATTCCACAAGTCGTTTATACAGACCAATTTCTTAGATTTGTGGCTGTTTATGCCAACAGATTTAAGGCCACAAATGGATATGGCAGATGGCTTGCTGAATATAGACGAATGGATGAGCATGGATGGTTTAAGCCAGAAAAGTTGAGAGAGCTTTATGTCGATATATTAAAAGATACAAGCACATTGTCTTATATATACTGGGATGCTGTACATTATATTTGTATACAGGCTCTTGATGCTGCTAAGGCTTTTGCTTCTGCAAACTCATTTGATGTTAGAGTTATAACTGGCGAAATTGCAGTAAATGATGACGATGAAGAACTTACAGGCTTATCTATGGAAGAAGCAATAAGTATTTGCAATGCCATGAATGAGGAAGCTGAAGAGTTGTTGTTTAGAGTTTATAACAGTAATACTAATAAGTTGATAGCATGACAGACAAAGAAAAAATAGCAGATGCTGCGAATAATGTGGAGAATAAATATATAAAAAATATACCTGAAAACTTTTGGTTTCTCAGATTTTTAGACCAATATATGCAAGGTCATAAAGGCTTTATAGCTGGCGGTTGTTTTAAGAACATTCTCTCAAGAGAAAAAGTGAAAGATGTAGATATTTTCTTTCACAATCAATCTGATTTTGGTGAGGCTGTTGCACACTTTAATAGCTTAGTTGAAGAGGGCACATGGACTTTTAAATATAGAAATAACAAGGCTTGTGCCTTTCAAGAAAAAGGCAGTTCTATGTGGGTAGAACTTATTGAATCAGTATTTGGAACGCCTGAAGATATTCTGAATAATTTCGACTTTACCATTACTAAGTTTGCATATTACAAGGAGATAGTTCCTGATAATGTGACTAGTATGCCCGCTGATGAGAGTGAAGATTTTCCTTTTGATGACAACGATGATAAATGGCATTGGGAATATATGCTACTATATCATAGAGATTTTTTTGAGCACTTGCATCAAAAGCGCTTAGTACTAGACAACAAAATTCCTTTTCCAATATCTACTTGGGAGCGCTCATACCGGTATAAGGGTTATGGCTATAACCTCTGTAGAGAATCAAAGAAAAAGTTACTTGACGCTATTAGAAATACAATACCTAAAGATGATGAGTTATCGATGTATAATATAGGAGGATGGGATTAGTATGGGAAAAATGCAATATGGAGTATTTGACTCAGTAGGTAAATTACTAAGATACTTTAATACCTACAAACAGGCTGAGACTTTTAAAATATCTCGGCAAAGATATGATTGGAGCGTTAAACAAATTTGGGTAAAATAGTTATGAATATAGCTTATAAAAATGCAACAGAAGCCTTTGAGGATTTATATGGTTTTATAATGGGCCAAGGAGTAAATACTAACGTTGGAACAAAAGCTGTTTACAATGTTGGTTTTTATTTACTTAATCCTCAGCAACGCACCATAACAACAGAATGGCGTAAATTTAGTGAACGATACGCAGAGTACGAATATGCCTGGTATATGTCTGGAGATAGGAGTGTAGCTGAAATTAAAAAACATGCTCCTACGTGGAATAAAATGCACGGTGGAGATAACATTGTCAATTCTAATTACGGTTGGCAATGGACTCGCAATGGTCAATTGGCAAAGTGCATTGAACAGCTTAAAGAGAATAAAGATACTCGTCAAGCTTGGTTTACTATATTTGACGGCAAAGAAAAAGATGACTATAAGTATGATACACCTTGTACGCTATCAGTCGGATTTGATATTAAGCCTCAAATAGGAACTCTTGATATGTGTGTAACTATGCGAAGCAATGATTTGGTTTATGGCTTTTGCAATGACCAGTATTGTTGGACAAAGCTTCAACAATTAGTCGCAGATGAGCTCGGTGTGCCAATAGGCACTTATTACCATTTTGCTCATGATTTGCATATATATAAGAGACATTTCGATATGCAAGAAAAGTATTATAGACAACAACTTAAAAACTTATAAAAATGAAGCTGGAAGATTTGGAAGTTATTGATATTATTCAAATGCCTCAGTTTGAAAAGCATATTGAGGCTTTGATTAAGGATTTGTATCTAACTCGTACAAAGATTATGGATGAGCATCCAGGTGTTCAATTCAAAAGAGGCCCCATTGAAAGATTACAAGAGAAAAAGGTATTTGGGCCTAAAGCTCTTGCTGCTCTTTACGCGAAAGTAGTCGATAAGACTATAAATACAAGCGAATATCCTTCTACACTTAGAACTTTTATTAAAGGAATAGGTGATGAAGCTTTTCATAAGACTTATGTTGAATTAAAGCAAGCAGAAGATGAAAAAGGTGCTTAAATTTTTATGGAGATATGTAGGTGTACTTTATTTCCCTATATATCTATTAGCCTGGGTATTGCATAAAATAGCAAGGCTCATGCTTGCAATCGCATATTTTGGATTGCTTAACAAGCAAGTTGGAAAAGATATAATCAAGTCTTTATTTAAGTGGCATGGAAGATATTAAGCAATATGGAGACCTAACCGAAAAGGAACTCTTTGAATTTCTCGATGAAATTAAAAGCGATGATGAGGATATTCAAGAGGCTCAATCTGAGGCAATTGAAAAAATTACCTTAGAAGAAGAACATGTTGAATTATCTGAAGAAGAGCAAGAAAACAGAGAGATTGAAGCTAGATATGGAGATAAAATGCCATGGGTAGGCGTAGGTTCAAATAATTGTCAAGGTGTAAGACTGTTTGGACCTGAGGGACAGCGCAGAGCCGCAATGGCTGGCGTAGAAGCTAAAAGGAAAAAGTCTCAACGGCTTAAAGAAGATAGAATACGTATTCAGCGTGAAGCTTTCAGGCAAGAATATATACGCCTGAGTGACCCTATAGGAAATGAAAGGATTAAGCTGTTAGTTTCATCACTTGTTAAAGAGCACACAAGAATGGTTGATAAATACTCAACTTATATAAACAAGCGATTAACTACTTTACTTAATCCTTTTATTCCACGTAGGTTAAGAATATGTAAAAGCTTATATCCTGACTCAATTCGTCCATGCCCTGGCTTTTTATATAAAGCAAGTGAGGAATACGGTGCTGGATTAACTTTTTGGGCAATGCCTAATATTCCATATTATTTTGCTCAAAATACAGAGCAGAAAGTTCTTATAGAGCATAAATCGCCATTCTTGGTAAATGTAGACCAGTCCATAAAGTTCTATCATGAGCATCTTAAAAAAAGAGCGGACAAAGAGCTTAAATATGTTTCTTTAATATACCAAAAAGGCGTATACTCATACTTTGACCTGTTAAGACTTAATCCATTTTGGTATGAAGTTCTATATAACGATTTGCAAAACAAGATTAAAGAAATAGTATGAAAAGTAATAACACTAAATTAGCATTGCCAAGAATTTTAATCTATCAAGATGAAGACTGTAGAATCCTGGTAGATTATTTGGTGTATAACGGCTTTCAAGTAATAACCTCAACTGAGAATGATATACTAATCAAAATCAGAGAAAAGAATTATGACTTATGCATATTAAGCCATTATAAAACAACAGATGCCTCTATGATGCTAAAGCCATTAAAATTTTTGCGCAAATCAAATGATAAAATACCGGTAATAATGGTATCAGACAAGGCCCGATATGAGTATGTTATTGAAGCATTTGATGAAGGTGCAGATGATTACGTTATAAGGCCATATAACATTGAGGAGCTTATAAGAAGAATAAAAGCCGTTTTGAAAAGATGTGGTGTGCGAGTAAGAAATATAGAGCCATCTTATGAGATAGGCGATTACTTGTTTAATACAGTAGATAAATTTCTTACTATAGGCAGTGTAAAAACACGGCTTAATCGTAAACAAAGCCAAGTTCTTGCTTTACTATGTGCCTATAAAAACGAAATATTACCTAGGAAAATACTTATGCAACAAGTATGGACTGATGATAACTACTTTAATAAACGTAGCTTAGACGTCCATATGTGTATGTTGCGAGATATGCTTAAAATGGATAGCCGAGTAACTATAGAAACCCTACGAGGAGTCGGCTATTCTCTCGTTATAGAAGAAGATGAAAGCTTAATGTAAAAAAGGCAGACTACTTT